AAAGTTCAAAGCACCTTCTCCTAAATGGATGAGTGCCAATGGCTTTACTACTAGCAAGGACAAGCTAGAGTTCCTTGAGGGCAAGGCACGTTCTGCACACAGAGATGATGCGGTTGCATTCTTATCTAAGGTACGTAGACTATCCGCAGTAGAGACATATCTATCATCATTCGTTGATGGCATCTCTACTCACACTAAGGCTGACGGTAAACTGCATGTCCGTCTACTACAGCATAGGACAGCGACAGGACGTTTCTCTGGTGCTGACCCAAACATGCAGAACATGCCACGTGGCGGTACATTCCCTGTGAAGAAGGTATTCGTGTCACGTTGGGATGGTGGTAAAATCATGGAAGCTGACTTTGCCCAGCTAGAGTTTCGGGCAGCAGCATTCCTATCACAAGATGGAGTTGCTATTGAAGAAGTGTCTACTGGATTTGATGTACACTCATACACCGCTAAAGTTATTACCGATGCTGGTCAGCCTACGAATAGACAGGATGCGAAAGCGCATACATTCGCACCACTCTACGGGGCAACAGGGTTTGGTAGAACACCTGCGGAAGCTGCGTACTACGAACACTTTACAGAGAAGTATTCAGGCGTTGCTGAGTGGCACAAGAAACTGGCGAAGGAAGCCCTGACTACACGTAAGATTACAACGCCATCAGGCAGAGAGTTTGCTTTTCCTGATGTCACACGTAACTCACGAGGCAGAGTGTCACACTTTACACAGATAAAGAACTATCCTGTGCAGTCATTTGCTACTGCTGATATTGTACCGATAGCATTAATGCATATTGAAAGGTTGCTATCGCCAATGAAATCATGTATAGTCAACACAGTGCATGACAGTATCGTCATTGATGTTCATCCTGAAGAGGAGAAGCAAGTGATATATGTCATTAATGAAACAAACAGAGTTTTGCCAGAACTCATCCAATCACGGTGGAATTGCGTATTTAATGTACCATTGTTATTGGAAGCAAAAATTGGTCCGAATTGGCTTGACACAAAAGACGTAAGCTGATATAACTATCAAACTTTCAAATGTACTTCGAGGAAAGGAGTAATTAATATGACACAGATTACAACTATTGACACCAACAACTATGCAGCAATGGCTCAAGCAATGGGTATTGCAGCAGAGACTGGTTCTTCTAAACAGCAGACAAGCACACTTGCTCGTTTGCGTATCAATCACTCACCTATTCTGGGTAGTGACCGTATCCTTGTGAAAGGGGGTACATACAAACTTGACATTCCTGACGGACCTACTTACTATGCTACATCAGTAACTATTCGTCCATACTTGCAACGCTTTATGTACAAGCGGTTTATCAAGGGGTCAGGAGACCAACCTAACCGTTACGTCAAGACTGTGATGGCAGGTGATTTGAACAGCGATATGAAAGATAATGATGGTGGCTTCAACTGTGGTAAGCCAGCAGGTTATATCCAAGACTTCAAGTCATTGCCTGAGAAGACACAGGAACTCATCAAGCAGATTAAGCGTGTACGTGTAGTACTAGGTACAGTACAGCTTCATGGTGCTGTTGATGAGAACGGTAATGAGGTGGATGTAGCCAATACGCCTTTCATCTGGGAGATTGAGAACCGTGATGCATTTAAGGATGTAGGTGCAGTGTTCACAAAACTTGGTAAGATGAAGCGTTTACCTGTACAGCATAACATGACAGCCAATACAGAAGAACGTAAGCTGCCTAATGGCAACAGCTTCTACCTTCCTGTTGTGTCTCTTGACCTGACTAAGACACTTGAACTTAGTGACACAGAGCAAGATACCTTTGGGGACTTCATGGCATGGGTACAAAACTACAATGAGTACATTGTGAACTCTTGGACAGAGAAATCTATGCAAGAGGGTGACGACATTGAAGGTGTATCCGACATTGTTGACATCGAGTTTGAAGAAGAAGAGGTAGCGTAATGAACCATCCTGCTGAGTTGGCGTTGCATCAATACATGGAGAATGCCGCTAATGGTAATACTACCATGTCACCTGATACTATCAAGCAAGTTGCACAAGATGTATCAGATGCGTTGCAGCGTCAGTTTGGTGGGGGTAACAAGCGAGATAAGTTTCGCCTACGTATGTCAAACATAGGCAGACCCTCTTGCCAACTCTGGTTTGAACGTAACAAGCCAGAGACTGCGTTACCCAAACCAACTACATTCGTTATGAACATGATGCTTGGAGACATCGTTGAAGCTGTCTTCAAAGGACTATTGAAAGAGGCAGGAGTAGAATATGAAGACACTAAAAAGGTTAGCCTTGAGTTGCCTGATACTACTATTTCTGGGTCATATGATATTGTCATTCGGGATGCAGTTGATGATATTAAATCAGCTTCCAACTGGTCATACATCCACAAGTTTGAATCCTACGATTCCCTATCTGATGGAGATACATTCGGATACATCGGACAGCTTGCTGGCTACGCAAAAGCATCCGGTAAGAAAGCAGGTGGTTGGTGGGTAGTAAACAAAGCCAACGGTGACTTTAAGTATGTACCAGCTACAGGTCTTGATGTAGACGCAGAGATTGAGAACATCAAAGATAACATCTCTAATGCTATGCAAGATGAACTGGTACGCTGTTTCGAGCCAGAGAAGGAAACATTTAACGGTAAAGAGACAGGCAATCTTGTACTGAATAAGAACTGCACATTCTGTTCGTACAAGTATTCGTGCTGGCCTGACATGAAGGAACTACCTGCTGTCAAGTCCAAAGCGAAAGACCCGAAGATAGTGCAATACATCAAGCTATCAGAGGAATACGATGCCGCCTAACTTTAAACAGTTTAAAGCAGCACGTAAGTATGGGTATCGGTCTGGCTTAGAGGTCAAAATCTCAGACTATCTGAAGGAACTAAAGATTGACTTTGGTTACGAATGTATTAAGATAGAATGGGAAGACCTAGCCTACCGTACCTATACACCAGACTTTGTGCTTCCGAATGGAATAATCATTGAGACTAAGGGCATGTTCACTGCCGCAGATAGGCGCAAACATTTAGCCATCAAACGGCAACATCCTAATCTTGATATTCGATTTGTCTTTGAGAACAGCAGACGAAAGCTACGTAAAGGTGCTAAGTCAAGTTATGCAGAGTGGTGTGTTAAGTACGACTTTAGATACTATGACCGCATCATACCTGAAGACTGGCTGAAAGAGAAAGGCAAGAACAAACACCCAACCTTCATAGGGTTTGCAGGTAAGAAAGTTAAGAGGAGTAAGTGAGCATGGACACAGAAGATTTAATGAGTATGCGAGATGAGGATTTCATCATTCGTGTAAGACCCTTCGTAGACAAAGATGGTTCGTGGAATGGTGAGATAGACCTGTCTATTATTACACAGCCTACGAATAAGTTAGATGATGAAGACTATCATCAAGTGATGCACTTCTGCAAGATGCTGGCATCTACCGTACCTATCATGGAATACAATGAAGAGATGCGTGAATTGGTACATAGTTTTGTTATGGAATATGTTGACAAGGACTATGAAGTTGAGTTAGAACAGAAGCCAGAGGTTGTTGAACGTGATGGCAATGTTGTTAAGATTGACTTTGCCACCAGAACAAAAGGGAGTGCATGATGACTACGATTAAGAATCTAAAGCTAGACATGGTAAACAATCCACCACACTACAATGCATCAGGCATTGAGTGTATTGATGCGATTGCAGCAGCTACGGGTGAAGGATTTGAGTATGCCCTGCAATCGAATATCATCAAGTATGTGTGGCGTTACCGTTATAAGAATGGTGTAGAGGATTTGAAGAAAGCCAGATGGTATTTGGATAAACTTATCACCGAAGTCGAGGGCTGTTACGATGATGAAAGTTAAACTGTTTATCACACTAGACATTGACCCAGATGAATACCCTGTTCCTGCTGACCAAAATGTAGGAGAGGAAATAGAGGAAGGCATACGTGAATACTTTTATGACGTAGACGGTGCTGAGATACGAAACATTAAATACATACAGGAGTGACCCCGTGAACAACTATTTACCAACAGACTATCAGAACTTCATCGCCTTGTCTCGTTACGCAAGGTGGAAGGAAGATGAACAAAGACGTGAGACATGGATAGAAACAGTATCACGTTACTTTGATTATATGACAAAGCATCTGAAGAAGAAACATAACTATGTACTTTCAGATGAGTTGCGTAACGAGTTAGAGGAAGCCGTACTAAGTCAGCACATCATGCCTAGCATGAGGGCATTGATGACAGCAGGTCCTGCACTAGATAGATGCCATGTGGGTGGATA